CCTTCCTTCCCCCTCTCCGGAGATTTCTTCGCCTACGGGCTGCTCCCTCCCTCCCCCGGTCCTCCCGGACCCCGCAGCTCCTGTCGTGGACTATTCCACAGATGCCGCTGCCGCTGACGACGCTATCGTCATTCGGCATGCGCTTTGGTCTGAGGATGAATACACGTTGGATGATGCTGCTGCCCAGAGCTCTGCCGCCCTGGAACAGGAATTTGGCCCTGGCATGCTTGCCTTGGCCCGCATGGTTGACCCCGAGGCTTATGCAGACGAGCTGCATGACACTCTTCGGCCCCAATTGGCTTGGGGTGGTATGGACATTGGTCTTCCAGATGATTTTGCTAAGCAGGAGCGTTTTGCGCTTCTCTTGGCTGAACTTTTCGCGCGTGCGTCTTCGGCTGGCGTTTCTATCACGCCCCAGATGCTCAATTGTGCTCGTCGTTGCCGCAAGCGCTCTTCTTCCGTGGAGAGCGTTCGTGGGACTGGTGATGCCCAAGTTGCTCTTCTTGCTGGCACTGATGGAGCTGTGTTTTCTTCTGCGGATTTTAAACCTGCCGAGGAGAGTATCGCTCCTGAAGAGCGTATGTCTTGGACGGAGTGGCTTCTCCAGCCGTTGGCGTATTTGAAGCGCTTGGCAAAGCACTTCGATGTCATTGGCACTGTGTGCTCGCAACTGCTCTCGGTCGTCGAGGGTTTTACCTCCAAGATGGCTGCCGCAAAGCGCTATCTTGTGGATAAAGCCGGCATTATTGGCTTGGGTTTTGGCCTGTGCCTTGTTGCCGTTCTGCTTGTGCGTCGTAAAGTCCTCCCCATGATGCTCGACATCGTGACCGGGTTTTTCGCTATGTTGCCTCCCGTTGGCCGCATCTTCTCTGATCTTAAGGAGTGGATTGCTGGTGCCCTCGGAATTGTTCAGGAGCAGGTGTCGTCAGAGACAATAGTACCATCTGATGACGCCATGCCTGACTATTCCGTGCGCCCGCAAGCTGGCGGTGTTGGCACGTTTGGCGGCCTCGTGGCTGCCTGCATGGTGTTTCTGGTTCCTTTGCGCATGCAGAAAAGTGCGTTGGCTGTGGCCTTGCAGACTGTGCCTAAGCTTTCTTCTGGTGTCGACACGGTCGTCGGTGGCCTTGAGTGGATAGCTTCGCGGCTGCCTGATTTCATGCAGCGTTTCCTGGTTGGCGTTGGTCTTCTTCGCCCTTTGGGTCGTCTTGATGCGATGGAGCGCTCTGCTGTGTCGCGCCTTGTTGGTGCGATGTCTGTTCTTGACTGCGATGGTAATACATGGCAGTCTGATAAGGCGTTCCTTGACAACTTCATGATTGATCATGCTGCGTATCACAAGGTGTGGGCCGCTTCGTTGGTGGCTCCTGAAACTGCCACCACGGTTTATCTTACTAAGCTGTCCACGCGTGTTGCTGCCGCGCACAAGCGTGTGCGTAGCGCCATGCTTTCTAAAGCGCGCATTGCTCCGATTGGGATTCTGCTTTTTGGCATTTCTGGTGTTGGTAAGTCTGAGGTGTCGAACGCGCTTGCTGCTATTGCTGCAGGCGGTGACGCATCTCGGATTTACTCGCGCCAGAAGGACTCTAAGGATAAGTATTGGTCTGGTTGGAATCCGCACAAGGATATTTTGCTTTACTCTGACTGGGGGAGTCTGCTCAGCCAGAGTGATCTCCTCGAGTCTATGCGCGAATTCCTTCCTATGATGTCCTCGGAGGCTTTTTACGTGAATATGGCTGATCTCCCAGACAAAGGTCAGACTGCTGAGCCCAGCACTGTTATCATCAACACGAACGTCCCGATCCGGGCGTCCATGGGTGGTGGCATTAGTGTTGTGAATTTCTTGCGCCGCTTTATCACTTATCGTGTTACGCTGCTCCCTGAGTACGACAACAATGGAATGGCTGATGTGGCGAAGTTGCAGAAGATGACCCCGCAGGAAGCAGCCACGTTTCCTCATCTTCTTTTCCAGCCTGTTGTGCTCGGCTCGGATGTTGGGGCTCCCATTGCTTTCCCCGAGGTCGCGCTCCGCGTTCAGGTTGCTTTGCGTGCTCGCGCCCAATCTGGCGCTTTCAATAACACGATGATGCATGAGGCTATTCAGCGTTACGTGAGCCCTGCTATTGAGCTTGTTCCGCAGATGGCCACTGGTGCCCCGCTGAAAAGCGAGGTTCCAGCGGCTGAGGAGGTGAAAGTTTCAGAGCCAGCTGCCCTTCCGTATGCTGCCGTGTTGAAACCGAACCTTGCCGCTGCTCTTGCTGAGCAGGCTGGTGGGGCTGGTGAGAAGCTCGTTCGTGAGTTTTACGGCCCCGATCGGTCGGCCTTGCAAGATTTTGGTAAGCGCCCGCCCAACTCTGCGGGTAAGAGCTACACGGTTAAGATTGTTGCTGGCTCGTATGGTGCCGACCAGTGGGAACAGCGTGCTCGGTTTTCAGCTGCGCGGCTGACGTGGGATCAGCAGACGTACATTCCGTTTGGTTGCGTCCCGCTGCACGTGAACACGAAGTTGTATACTTTATTTGTTGAGACTGGCGCTTTCTACGCTTCGCAGGATAAGCTGCTGCTCAAGGAATATAGTGCGCAGCTTAAGGGTGAGTATCCTATTCGCCCTTTCTATCGGTGGTTGCGTACGAAGAATTTTTCTGAAGAGATCGGCCGTCGCCTCGCTCAAAGCTGGAAGCTTGGTGTGTATCGGGCGATCGCCATTGATTGGGATCCAGCCGATGCTGGTGCTGCTCTTGTCAAAGTGACTGACCCATCGGTTACTGGTTCTTCGTTGAAAGCAAAAGCCCTGGCAGTGCTGCAGCCTCTGGCCAACGCTCTTCCTTCTGGAGGTGCGGGTGCGGCTGCTGGCCGCCGGGCTTCTACGGACTCGGCTGACTCAGAAGTGTCTATCGCTAGTTCCGCGGAGGCTGATAATGCCGCGGCTATGGCTCGTGACGAGCTTGGAAGCAATGTCGAGCTCCCTGTGCACAGGATCGTTTCTGTCGCGGTTGGGCTCTCTTCTGAGGTCGTTCCTCTTGCGTTTGCTGCTTTGACGCCACCGCGTGGCCCGCCTGCCACTCTGGACGTTCCTAATAAAGCTCTTGAAGTCGAGGCTGGTGTCGCTAAGTGTGCTGTCACGGCTGAGGCTTCCTCGTTCTTGGACTATGGTGCCATTATGTGGTATGGTGCCTTGGCGGCTGGGATTCTCGCTGCTGGTGTTGCGCTGTATCGCTTGGTGCACGGCTCTTCGGCTGATGAAGCGGAGGTAGTGGATGTGGATCCACAGAACGCCTACAAGCGTGACCGCCGCCGCAACAAGCGTCGTGATGAGTTTGAGATGAACCGCTGGGAGGCGGATGAGCTTCGCCGTGAGGAGCAGCTGCGCTTCGAAATCGACGATGCGGAAGTTGGCGATGAGCGCTATACTATGGGCGGTCGAGCGCGGCATGGTGGTCGTGCGCAGAATCGCATCAGCGCGCAAGCTGCGCGCGAGAATGCTCTTCTTAGCGGCAATGTCATGCCACAAGCATTGTTGGATGACGCTCTGGGCGAGCGTAATGACAATGCTGCTTTGGCTGTGCGTCGCTCTGTCGAGCGTGTCACGCAGAACATGGTTCGCTTGTTGCGGAGCAACCCTGATGGGACTGTTGCGTCCTTGAATGGAGTTGTTCTCTCCGAGCGTACTATGTCCACTGTGTACCATTTCTTCACCTGTGGCAAGAATCTTTTGCCAACTGGCACGCCTTTTACTGTGCGGTATTCCAACTGCTCTTTTACGGAGAAGTTTGACCCCGAGCGATTGAAGGTTGTTGATGTGATGAGTGTGTCTGGTGAGACGATGTGCAGTGATATGGTGACTTATATTCTCAGCAATGCTGTTCCTTCTCGTCCTAGCATTGTAAATCTGCTAGCTTCCAGTGCAGATTTGGGAAGTTTGTCGCAAGTGTCTACTTCGTACATGCTCTTCGGGCCTGGTCGGCCTGATGGAAAGCGTTCTGTGCATGCTGGCACTCCCATCTTGCGCCAGCACAATGTTCGCTGGCGCTCTGCTCCTGGAGGTGTTGGTTTGTTTGCTCATAAGACTATCGCTTATGACCTCTTCAATGGTGGGGATTGCGGTGGCGTATTGCTTGTGATTCTGGAGGGAAACCTCAAGATCGTTAGTATGCACGTCGCTGAGATGCATGACAACCGTGTGCAGGTGAAGTCTGGTATGGGTGTGCCCTTTATTGGGCTGACGCTGGATAGTGTCACTGTGCAAGGTGCTGTTGAGACGCTCGATCCTGAGGTGTTCACGTATGTGGGTGTCGAGGATCAAGGGACTCAGATGGTTGGGCGTCGCTCAACCTTCGCTCCGTCGCTCATCGCTGATTCCCCGCTTTTGGCTGCTGTAGACGTTGAGCCGTCCTTGCTTGGTTACGCTGGTGACTCTCGTTGTGATCTGACTCCTGAGGATTTGGCTATTAAAGAGCTGAACCTTGGCGTTGGAGTGCAACTGGATTTGCCAGCGCCTCAGGTTGCTGAGGCCATGCGTTGGGTGACTGAGCATTTGCTTTCGAATTCGGTGATGCGGAACGCTCCTCGGCGTGTGCTCACTGAGGAGGAGGCGATCAATGGTGACTGTCCTGGTCTTCGTCCCCTTGCTATGGGGACATCTGCTGGGTTTGGTTACCCTGGAACAAAACGCCCGTTGTTTGCACGGGAGACGGAGGCGCATCCGTATGCTGTGATAAGCACAAAATTGCGCTCTGAACTTGATGAGATGGAGGCTACTTTGCGCGCCGGGCGGCGTGCCGAGGTTATCTTCATCGCTGCTCTCAAGGGTGAGCTTCGCAGTGCTGCGAAGATTGCGCAGCGGCGTTCGCGTGTGATCATGATAAGCCCTACTGCTTTCACGATCATGTGCCGCCGCTACACTGGCAGTTTTGTTGGTGCCATGGGCCGGATGTATGGCAAGTCTAGCCATGCTCTTGGGATAAACCCCTACTCTGCCCAATGGCAGGAGCTCATGGCGTATCTCAACGAGACGTCTGATAAGGGCTTTGATGGTGATATCAAGAAGCTGGAAGCTTTGTGGGGCCGAAAGGTCTCAGATTTGGTGTTGGACGTGGTCGAGGAGTTTTATGGCCCAGGCGACCCGGGTGACCGGGCCGCCAGAGCCATGATCTTTGATCACATCACGAACACTGACTTCATGCTTGGCAAGTTGCGTTTCATTCAGAATGGTGGGGTGCCTTCTGGCGTGTACGGGACGACTGTGTGGGATTTCTTTGTTACTTTCCTGCTTGTCTCTGTCTCGTACCTGCTGCTGGCTGCTCGCCACTCTCCTGAGGACGCTTCGATGGCCGCGTTCGGTCGTCTTGTTCGTGTTGTCATCTACGGTGATGACAACGTTGTTGCTCCTGCTCCTCGCATCGCTTGGTTTTATAACCAGACGACTGTCTCGCGAGTTCTTGCGGAGCACAACGTTGAATTTACCGCTGCTGACAAAGTGTCTGCCCTGAGCACTGTGAAGCCCCTTATTGATTGTGTGTTTCTCAAAAACACAACCAATTTGGCGTCGCATGTGCCAGGAGTCCGTCTGTACGCGTATCAGTCGCGTGCAGATGTGTTAAAATCTTTGAAGTTTGTGTCCAAGAAGTTGGATCCTGAGCGCGCCCTCATCCAGAATATGAATGATGGCCTGCGCCGTCACTTTGGCGCGCCGCGTGCTGATTTTGAGAAGCTGCGTAGTGATTTTGTTGCTGCTCTTGCTGAGGCGGGTGTGTATTCGCCCCTTCTCACGCATGAAGCGTGTGCAGCTTACTACGGCCTTGAGGTTGGCCCTGTCTTGGAAGAGGAGGATTTTGACCCCTCCGAGACGTGGCTCCCTAGTCGTGAGTCCAAGTTGCGTGGCTATCATCGCTACCTCGCTACGCGCCCTGCTGACGACCTTCTCCCTATTGAGGACATTCTTATTATGTCCCAGATGGAGGTCGCCCCTGGTGAGGCGCGTGGCAATCTTGTTGACCCAAAAGAGGAGCTTGGTTTTGGAAACCAAAAGCGCTTGATCGATGATGAAGGCTGGTATGCCCCTGACATGACGATCGAGGCGCTTTGCAAGCGTCCTGGTGTGTGGCTGACCGATGTCCCGGCTGGGCGCCGGGTCTTCTCTCTTGCAAGTATTTTGCACAAGTTTGAGGATCACAGCTGCGGCACGGTGTATTGGTATGGTCGAGCCTTCGCTTTTTACCGCGGGGGTTTTGTCATCACCACTTACACGACGTCGTTTGCGCGTGTCGGCTTTGTTCCGGAGATTTTTAACAACTACGTGGTCATGTTTGATGGGAATTTTGTTGGCACTGGGAATCTTGGGGTCGGCCCCATTGCTCTCGGCGAGCCTCAATCTGGCTACGTCGAGACCAAAATTCCTTTTGTGTCGCAATTTCACTTCTTGCAGGTTCCGCGTCGTGCTTCCGAGTACTCTTTTGCCAAATTCAGCCTTGGTCGCTTCATGTTACAGTCCACTATTAATCCTGGATTGACAAACGTGTTTGCTGCTGCTGATGATGGGTTCAAGTTTGCCCGCTTGCGCGAGGTGCCACGGCTGTCTCCGAAGCCTATTCCCGTGCTGGAAGAAAAAGATGCACTTGACGGAGACATTGTGATTGTGCCTCAGATGGATCGCGGTGCTGTCGGATTGGTGTTTGATGACGCCAATCTAGCTGCTGAAGCCCGTGCTTCGTCTGTTGCTGCTCCTCCCCCCGTGCAGTTGAACCAAGACCCAGAGATGTCAATGGCTATGCTGGCTATGCGCCCGCAGTTGCTTACGTCTGGGAATTGGATCGCTGGGGGGACGCAGCCTGCCAACACAGTGCTTTTCAGTGCTGAATTGCCTTGGGAGGCGATTGCTGGCCAAGCGACAGTGCCATTCAAGAACTATACGTTCTGGAATGGTGATGTCACTCTTCGGCTGACAGCGCAGTCCCAACCTTTCCAGCAAGGTATGCTGATCATGTATTTTGTGCCCGGTGCCACACGCGTGGAGGCGCTTGCGCACATTACTACATCGCGGACCTCCCAGTCTATTCTGCCGCACGTGTGTGGCCTTGCTGGTCGCACCATCGACATGAGCTTGCGCGTGCCATTTGTCTCCACCTACGGACGCTTTGCTATGAAGGAGTTCTCGCGTCAGATTCTTGGAACCATTTTCGTGTCTGTGTTCAATGAGCTGGTTGTTGGTCCTGCCGCTATCGGCAGTCAGCAAACCGTTCCTTGGTCACTGTATGCGAGCTTCCCGGATTCTCACTTTGAGACCCTCGACCCTGCGTCAGCGTTGGTCTTGCCTGAGCGCTCTTTCCCTGTGCCTGCGGTCCAGGTCTTCCCGCAAGGGGGGGTCCAGTCCGCTATGGCGCAGATGAAGAACGTGACAGCCGCAGTCCGCCAGACTGTTGACATAGCTGATCGTGTCCGCGATGCCGCTGCCGGCGCTACTTTCGATCGCCCGAACATAGGCGTTTCGCCTATGCCGGTCATTCGGAAGCCTGCGCCTGACATGGCCACGCTTGACAACGTCACTTATGCTCAAGAGCTTGGCGTCGGCGGCCCTACGGTCATGATCGACGCGAGACACTTTGGTGACATGCCCGACAGCACGCAGCTCTACACCCTGGCGAAGATGATGTCCTACTTCGGGACAGCTCGCTGGGATGTGGCAGCGCCTGAAGGGACTGTCCTCGCGCAGGACTACATTTGTCCTGCTCCTAAAATTCTCACCGCCGTTGGTGAGTACCAGCCATCTCTGCTGGAATACATCTCGCTGCCCCACTCCTTTTGGGCTGGTGGTCTCAAGATTCGCGTTGAGGTTGTGAGTACAGCTGGTTTTCAGACCGGTCGTCTCGCACTCGTGGCGCGTTATCAGAAAGATCTCGGGCCGGTGCCTCTTGACCAGGCGCTGGCGCAGTATGCAGTTATCATTGACGTCGGAGGGAGTGGAACTGTTGTGGATGTTGATCTACCTTGGCGCAGCGTGTCCGACCGTCTGCGCGTGCCTAGCCGTCGCGGACTCCCGCTCCCGGAGTACGTGACGGGGGTGTGGCAACTCGTCGTTGTCACGCCTCTTGCCACGAGCGAGAACATTGCTGGAACTGTGGAGGTGAACCTGTACCTCGGCGCTGGCGAAGACTTCCGTCTTTGCCACCTCGGATTCAACACCCGAGAAGTCGAGCCAGTGGATCCTTACACAGCTCTCTAGCGATGTTCTCGCTCAACATGTGCCCTACATGTATAAAAAGGGGCAATCTACTCTACTTTGCAATAGCTTTGACTGACTAATTGAATTAATTGTTTCACAGGACGATTTTCGATTTTGTCGGGTATTGCAACCACTTCGAGATTCCATAACTATGGGTTATCGTTGTGTTCTACTATTTAGACACCAGACTCCTTTGAGAGCCGAGTGTTGCACAAACCGTCTTCGAGCGGGTGCTTAATCTACCTAGAACGCCTTTGAGCGTCATAAATATTTTTC